CGAAAGAACCCTTGGGATTAGTCTGTCATGCTATCCCGTGCCTTTAGGCCCTACCCCTGGTTTGAGGTGGACCAGGATTGGAATTCCTTGACACCGTGGCTCCAGTTTTTTACTGGGAAAGCGACAGATCTTAACATCTTAACTTCAATGAAGAATGATGAAAAAGAATCTAAAACGTAAAGAATTATTGCATATAGCAACAAGACTCTACACCTTATTCGCTAAATCTATTGTCAAGAATGACATAGACTATCAGCTTACCATTAAAATCGTTGAAACATTTTTCAGATGGCATACCTGTGAAGGTTTGCACGGTCTGAAACGTGCCAAGACGATGTCTAATTGTTTCGTTAGACATTTAATGGGTACCCCGTTAGTATCAGTTCCTTTAAGTAACCGGTATAAACGCTTAATCCATAAAGCGTTACTCAATTGTTCTTGTAACAAATCGAGAATATACTGGGTCAGCGTCTTCTCACTAGTTCGGCTTTTGCATACCGAACCAGTTGTAGACGTATCTACTATAACTAGTAGGTTTAAAGGTAACCTTCTACCGTTTTTAAGTTTTGATTACTTAAAAGCATGGAAGCAGGTTAATCAATCGTTTAGAAGTGTCGTTCCGGCACATCAAAACTGGCGTGTCACGTTTAAATGGCACATAAGTGGAGCTTCAGGGCCTAATGGATCCCTTGGCTACACCCGGTATTTAGACGATCTAAGAAGTTTGAGTAATGATTGGCTTTTAGTAGGTTTGTTTATCCTACTATATTCGCTACCCTTTGACAATAAGAGGGAAACAGTCAAAGCTCTAAGGGACGCTTTTTTTGATTCCATCAGAAAAGGCGACAAGAACTCTATCCATTCAAGGCTTGCTTTCCTTTCTGAAAAGGGAGGCAAGACGAGGGTGGTTGCTTTAGTAGACATACTATCGCAGAGTCTCTTGAACACGGTACATCAACGGTGTAACGTCATATTAAGACGCATCCGTCAGGATGGCACCTTTGATCAAGATCGATCTCGTCGTTTTATCAAGAAGATGTCTGAGGTTAAAAATAACCCCCTAGCATCGATTGATTTGACGGCCGCCACTGATCGCATGCCTGCACTATACCAAGTGTTGGTACTCGTCAGTTTGCGCATCCTTTCACCTTTACAGGCTTTAGGATGGTGGTGGGTCTCAACGAGGAGAACCTTCGTTTATAGAAATGGAGATGTTCTTGAACGTACAAGGTACGTTGTGGGACAACCTATGGGGTCATTATCGAGCTGGCCAGTAATGGCGATCTCGCATCATTTCCTCGTCAGGTTGTCTTTCGCTGTCTCTGGTCATAAAAGGCTAGAAAAAGCATCATACTCAGTGTTAGGTGATGACCTAACTCTTCTGGGCCATGATGTGGCAGGTGAGTATCTAAAGATAATAAAATACTTAGGTATGGAATTTTCTGAAGAGAAAACTTACATAACCTTGGGAGCGGCTGAATTTGCGAAATCGCTTTTCCGCCACGGAGAGGATTTAACACCCTTTCCTGTGTCTCTTTTGGTTTTTAATCGGAACACAATCGTATCGAACACGTTAGCAATCATAACCGACTGTGATAGGATAAATCTGCCTATCACGTCTGCTACCTTGACGGGACTATTCCCTTCCAGGTGGCGAAAGTTGGTATTGCTTGCCTCGTTGTCGCCGTTAAGTCCACGATCTGTCCTAGATTTACCTTCTAGGAAGGATCCATGGATTTTCCAACAGTTTATCTATTGCAAAAGGATCAGGTACTTTGGTCGGCTGAACACCGTCCGAAAGTGTACCCATGCCTTTGCAATAAATGATCCAGGTACATCTGGAAAGACTCTTGCGAGTCCTTTTCTCCAGATTGCTAAGGAAAATGAGAGAAGTTTTCCTCTGCGCCACTTGAAGGAAGATACACACCTTCTTGTGCTACTTGGTCAAAACTGGATTTCTTATTCAACTGAGTCCTGGCCTGATGGTTTACCACCGTTGGGTGATAGAACACTGATACCAGGTCCAGTTTGGGAAAAGTCTAGAGACGATTTAGTGTCTCGTAGCGCTCTTCTCGAACTAGATAAGTTGATGCCTAACTACTTCACAGTACGCTGTGTTGGAAAACAGGTAGGTGAGTAATGTAGATAGGATGGTTTCGTTACCATCTGGTCGCCCCATAGATTGGGACTCCCGACCGTCTTGTTGACGGTG